GCTGTACGAGTTTGACGACTTCATGCTCAGTATCAGCACACTTGCAGACATGGGGTGTGGGGACGGCATGGACTTAGCCTGGTGGGCATCAAGAACCACTCGGGGAGATAACCCGGTACCACTAAACATTCAGTGTACTGGGGTAGATACTGCACCAAGACTGGCTGTTGCCGAACAAACACGCAACATACAGTACAAGTCTCAGAATTTCGAAGATCCAATCTTGCTGCATAAAATCAAGTATGATATTATTTGGTGTCACGATGCATTTCAGTATGTGTTGAACCCATTTGAAACCTTGCGTAGTTGGAGATCAGTTATTAGTGACAGCGGAATGCTGATTCTGGCAATACCGCAAACTACTGTTATGGAGTTCAACGATCAAGAGTATGATCAACCAGACTTCCACTACTACAACTGGACCATGGTAAGTCTAATACACGTTCTTGCAGTTACTGGCTGGGATACCCGCAGCGGGTTCTTTAAAAAGGAACAAAATGATCCCTGGCTCTATGCAATTGTCTATAAAAGTGAACAAGAGCCCCTGGATCCTAGAACAACCAAGTGGTATGATCTAGTTGAAAAGAACCTGGTACCCGAGACTGCAATTGCAAGCATTCATAGGCATGGTTACTTGCGGCAACGTGATCTTGTAGTACCCTGGTTAGATGGCAGCTTGACCTGGATGGGACATCAATAATATGGGAACTCTTAATCCTGACACAACTTATGTATACGAGCGAGATGGCAACACTGTGTATGCTAGAGAACATGGAGCTGACCCAAGCGAACGTACAGCAGTCGGCTGGAAACGCGACGAAAGACTTGCAGAGCTAGCAGATAACATGCTTTGGAGCAATATTCGTCTAGCAGCACAAACCGACCCTGTGTTGCAAGAAATGTTAGACCAAGTTATTATATTATATAAGCTAAGTGACAAGAATCCAAAATAAGTTTCTTACAATCCAGGCAGTAATCGTTTGATTGGGTAACCAGTGGCAATCTCCTCTACTGTCCATTCAGTATGCGCAATATCAACCAGCCAGTTGGCCCTATCGGGGCGCACTGGCTTTTCTATTTGTGATAGATCTAGATTGCCCACAGGTGCCGCTAGGCTACTAGCACCAACAAACACCGGAACTCCGGCTATAGCAGCTTGTACCCCCGGTCCGCTATTCCAGTTAATCACAGCCCAAGCGTCTTGCAAGCATTGATCAAAATCAAAATCATCATAACTGTTTGCTAACTTTTGCGGAACTTGGTACGTACAACCCAGTGGCGGCACAACACGTTGCCTAGGATGTGTGCGTAATATAATGGGTCGAGTACTGTGGGTTTGCACTTGTTTTATTGTGTTGGCTACCCAGATAGCTGCGTCAGGTTGCGCATGCCATTGCTCGCTATCAGATCTTTGGGTAGCAATTACAATGTTTCTGCCAGTGCTGCGCCAAGGCGTTAACGCAAGTCCTAACTGGGTAACTCTGTTAGCATCTAGCCCTTGCCCCCAGTATGCAGTATTACCGGTACCGTTGACTCCTACTTTCCAGGTTTTGCCTCGATCAAGCAGCCCTACTTCAAGCACGATAACAGGGCGCTGATTGTTTCTAAAGTATTGCCAAACCTGTTGGTTGCCCTGCATCCTACCTGCCCAAACCTGACTCCAGATGACAGCAACATCGGCTGTGACGTCATGTGACTGATATTCTAGCCCTAATTGTTTCAACCCGCGTTCAAATGCCTTAAACACAGACTGACTGTTTAGTGCACCAAATTTATTAAAAATACCAAATCGCATATGTTAAATACCTTGCACTTTAATTATGGTAAACAACATGGTTCGTAAATTTGCAGTAGTCACTACGTTTAATCAATCAGGATACAGCCATTACGGTAGTAAAATGATTGATACTTTTCTAGCCACATGGCCGCAAGAGGTTGATTTATATGTATATGCAGAAGATTGTGTGGTACTGCAACTTGACCCTAGATTGCATGTGATTGATCTCAACAGCGCATCGCCGGACTTGGTTGCATTTAAAAAGCAATGGAGTCAAGTGCCCAAAGCAGTCGGGCAGGTGCCAAAAGGGCCAGTTGATTCCAGGGGTAAACAGCACGGAATTGGATTCAAATGGGATGCTGTACGTTTTTCTCACAAGGTATATGCAATATTTCATTGCGCCGGTACACAGCCAGCCGATTGGTTATTGTGGATGGATGGCGACACTGTGTGCCACAGCACAATTAGCCTTGCCCAATTGGGTAAGCTTTGTCCACAGGATAGAGATCTGTGCTTTTTGGGACGTAACCAAAAGTACTCTGAATGTGGTTTGTATGCAATGAATCTTGCTAGGCCGGTTGTGGGAACTTTCTTGAAACTGTTTCAACGCTATTATGATGATGCCGAAAACGGAATATTCACCCTGGATGAATGGCACGACTCATTTGTGTTTGACGCTGTGAGAAAACAATGCACCTTGAACGAATTAGATTGGTCCGGTAATCTGATCACCGGAGAAGGCCATCCCTTGATCAACTCGGAATGGGGTGCATATTTGGATCATCTCAAAGGTGCTAGGAAAGATTTAAAACGTAGTAAACTTACAGATCTTAAAATAAAACGTACAGAAGAGTACTGGCAATGACCTGGACATTTTTAAGCAAGAATAACCAGGACGAGTATATAGAAATGTTTGCTCGAGGATCTGGGTCTGTGCCCACTGCACTAGAAACTTGGCAGTACGAGCATGACCAAAATACAATTGTGGTACGTGGCATAATGAAGCATAAGATTATCAAGAAATGTTGGCAGGATCAACGCCCATTTTTGTACATGGATTCAGGTTACATGGGGAATCGTGCAAGTATTAACAATCCCAGTGGATGGAAACACTATCATCGAATTGTGTTCAATGACTTGCAGCACGATAAAATTATACCACGGTCGGCTGATCGGTGGGAACGACTACGAATTAAAATACAACCCTGGCGCCGTACCGGTAACAAGATATTGATTGCAGCACCAGATGAAAAACCTTGCATATTCTACGGCATTGACCTTGAACAATGGATATCACAAACTGTAGCCACAATAAAACAACACACTGATCGTCCAGTAGAAATACGTCAACGTAATTCAGATAGAAAAGTTAGAGTTAAAAATAACTTAGAGTCTGCACTAGACGATGTGCATGCTGTGGTCACATTCAACTCAATTGCTGCCACTGAAAGCATACTAGCAGGTGTGCCGGCGTTTGTCATAGCACCTGCGGCTAATGCTGCAAAGCCAGTCTGCAATACAGATTTAAGTAAAATAGAAACACCCTGGTTACCCGACAGCGATCTGATATATAAGTGGGCTTGCCACCTGGCATATGGACAATTCCATACTACAGAACTAGCCAATGGCACAGCCGCCCGAATACTAAAGGAGACTCTTAGTGCGTGAACAATATGGATGGTACTTTCCGGACATTGAAACACATTTCCCAGAAATGTTAGGCAAGAATATCAAAAAGGGCGGGCCCGCTGAGTATCAACAACCGGTACGACTGCTCAGTTTACAACATGTGAAGAACAAACGAACTGCCCTGGACATTGGTGCTAACGTAGGGTTGTGGTCACGTGACTTAACGCAACATTTTGATCAAGTGATTGCATTTGAACCTGTGGCAATGTTTAGAGAATGTTTACAACGCAATGTTACTGCATCAAATATCACAATAGAGACTGTGGCCTTGGGTGATTCGGAAGGACAGGTGCGCATGATAATTACAGAGGGCAATACAGGCCACACACATGTGGATCCCGCTAGTAACGGTGGCGATACTCGTATTATCCGACTTGACAGTTTAATCTTGCAGAATGTCGACTACATCAAGATCGACTGCGAAGGTTTTGAATATCGTGTGCTACAAGGTGCCCAGCAAACTATACAGCGATGCAGGCCTGTTGTTGTGATAGAACAAAAGCCGCATGATATGTATTCGAAGGAGTATGGTCAGTTTGCTGCAATTGGCCTGCTGGAAGATTGGGGCATGATCAAACTAGATCAAGTTAAAGATGATTGGATCATGGGATGGCAATGAAAATTAGATTTTTCAGTGATGCATATAAAAGCAAACGTGCTAGTCATAGACTACGTGGAGATGTGACATGTCAAGCTCTGATGGAACAAGGTTATGATGCAAAGATACTCACCGACTGGAGTGAGGTTGATTCAGATACTGTTGTTATCTTTTTAAAACGTAGTTCAGTGGCCAGTATACAACGTGCTCGAGACCAGGGTGCCAAAACCATTTACGATCTATGCGATAACAAATTTGAAGAAAAAGGTGAATACGAGCCGTGTTGTCGCCTGGCTGATTTGGTATCTGTTAACAGTGTTAACATGGGAATTAGTACTAAAAATTTCACAGGCAAAGACAGTATTGTGATGCCAGATCCGTTTGAGCGCCCTAAACTGTCTCCAAAATTTTCTCCAGGTGGCGATATCAGTTTGTTATGGTTTGGTTCTCAAAGTAGTTTTAAATTTTTACCTCTATTAGAAATATGGCAACGGTTAGAAAAAGAAGTATGCAATTACTCTTATACCATGATCAGTGCCAAGACTGACAGAGTACTTAGTAAATTCAAATTAAGACAAGCCAAAGATGTAGTAAGCGGTATCAACTTTAATCGACTGGACATGCGAGAGTGGACCTGGGAATTGCAAGGAAAGTTGCTGGAGCAAACAGATATTGTGTTAATGCCGGTATTGACTGAGAATCCACGTACTGATACCAAAAGTGCCAATCGATTAATTGACAGCTTAATCTCCGGACGGTTTGTTATTACTACCTCTTTGCACAGTTACCTAGAGTTTGCACCTTACACCTG